GTCCTCGTGGATACTGCGTTCGATAGTTAATACTGTGTTGCAATCAGGGCAACGATAGTCGTATTGCATTAGCCCAACTCCTTCTCAATAACCTGAATGGTAGGACAGGGCAACAACTGAGATGGTTCATTGTACTCTTCATTGAACCCGCAACCTCTACAAAAAACGCCACTAGGCTTATGCAATTCCACTACTGCACGAAGGGCGTGTATTGATTGAGCATCACCATTGTAAAGTGCAACATCTAATCTACGATTGATTTCAATTAGCAATTCATCGTGTGTCATAGCTTTACCGCCTCTTCGATAGGTAGATAACCTACTAACTTGCTGACTTTATTAGAACGTGAGAACTCTGTTGTCGCTGGCATCCAATGACTAAACCATTCAGGCTCTGGCACTTCCATCAGGTCAAAAGAAAAGACCCCTTCTGGGGTCGAGTTAATGTAGAACGGGGTGAGATCTCGTTCTGCTGCCTGGGTTATCAGCTTACGATACTTCATCTCTTCGATCAGTAGCGTGGGATAGTGGGTGTTGCGACACTTCAACTCTATGTATGCAGAAGAGTCACGACTAATGCAATCGAAGGAGTCGTAGATACCCTCTGACTTCTGTAGGTCTGGGTACTTGTTATCCATTAGGAATAAGAATAGATCAATCTCTTTCATTGCCAAGGGTTGTCACCGCCTAGGCCATTCTGTACCTTGCGTAATGCGCTGGTGCATCTGCGATCTGCGGTAGATACTGCACACTCTAGTAAACCTGCCACTTGTTGCAAGGTAAGTCCTTCGTGGTAACGCATACGAAGTATGGTCTGGTCTTCCACTTCGAGCTTTAGGTATGAACGCTTGACATCAATCAGGGTAGCAAGCAGGTTGCCACCTTCTGCTGGAACGCTAGGCTTCTTAGGTGAACCATCGTTGACTAGGTTCTGTGCTTGCTCTAACACTGTGTTATCTACAATGGATGCGATCACGTGAGGCAAGACCTGTGCGATCATAGCTGTATCGTAGAAGGCTTCATCACCTGTGCGATAGCCAGACTTAGCCGCCTTCTCCTTGCGAGCATAACGCTCAGCAGTACGCTTCATCTGCCAAGCAATACGCTTCTCATTGATGACACGTTGGACTGCATTGGGTTCATTCAGCATCTCGTCGAACTGTCTGCCACGTGTTAACGCCCAAGCAAGACACTCTTGCAGGACATCATCTCGTTCTACGTAGCCACGAAAGCGTCGTGCTATTGCACTTGCAACGCTAGGTGCTATGTCGTAGATAGATTTATGTAACTCAGTCATTGTCCTGCACTTCTGGCCACACGCCATCGAGTACCATCATTGCAATAGCTGAGTAGTTCAGTAGATCTAAGAAGGAGTCACGCAAGGACTCGTTGCTTGGCTTAACGCCAGAGTCTAGAAGGTTATTGATGCGAGCTATCTTATCCCACATACGTACACGCAGACCATTAAGTGGTCCACCTGGTGAGTGAGCAATGTTCTTTGGGCCGTAGTCGTGATGCTTACGCACCAAGAGATTGCCTGCTTGGTCCATTATGCGCCACACATCTGCGATAAAGGCTGCATCTATCTTGTCTGTATAGGTCGTATCAAGAGTGTCTCTGTTGCCGTATTGATCTCTAGGATCTGGAAGCCCATATGCTGCAAAATCTGTGCCATCTGTAGCCATTCGTCTTTACTCACTCTTCTCACCTAGTATTAAAGCTCTTGTTGCATCTACACCATTAGCCAAGTAATAGTCGTTGATGTCCATTGATGGGGGTAATGTTACTATTGTACTATTTGTAACCTCTTGTGCGACACGCTTGGAGAACTCAGCACCTGGGTTGGTGCCATCCTCCTTGATGTCATTGTCACCGATAACATAGATAGTGTCATAGCCAGCAAAGAGTTTGACAAAGTGTGGCTTCCAAGCCTGAACACCAGGTACACCTACTGCTGGTATGCCCACTAGACCAGACAAGACCACCGTATCTAACTCACCTTCACATACTGCAATGAAAGAGCTATCAATAGTGATGTCACCTACGTTGTATAGGTGTGCCTTCTGACCCATTGGAGATCCGTACTTGGGTTTGCCATCATCTAATCGTCTGAACTTGAAGCCAACGCATAGACCATTAGCTGTGATGTAGGGTATAGAAAGCCAGCCCGTGTGCATTTCGTGGCCGTTGATTGGATCTGTTACAACACCCAATGAATACTGGTGTGCAACTACATCAGATATTCCACGTCCTTCGAGATACCTTAGAGCCTCTTCGTTTATTGCCTGACTGTAATGATTGGCCGCTTCCAGCAGTGATCTCGATTGCACGATTGAGGGCATCCTTAAACTCCAAGTTCTCTATGTGCATAACAACATCTACTGAACTGCCACCCTTACCGCAGGTGTGGCAGAAGTATAAGTTGTCATACGTATTCATTACAGCACTACGTCTGCTGTCTGTATGTATGCAACAACGAACTGCTGCTGACTTACCTTCTCTTACTTCTCCACCGTAATAGGAAACAATAGCTCCTATGGGGATTGAAGTTGCATCAACGGAACCTTTGTTCCGTCCCGCTTTACGAACCCTGGACCAGTCTTGTGCTGGCATACACACCCCTTGTCATCACACTTATTGTGAAACTTAGCAGCACGTTTGTATTGGGCTACAGAGTTCTCATCTCCTGCTGTTCTACAGTTCTGGCAGATCATATTCTTCCTCTTCAGTAGTTGAAACTTCAACCACTTCTTCTACCTTTGGAACTAAGATCTCTGACGTTGTGATTTCTCCACCTGGTACTGGCATTTATTTCTCCTCTGCAATTACCCAAAATATTCTAATCATTCGATTAGATATATGTATAACAAATGATGGACCAAACCACGTTCCATTGTTAGTTAGGTTCCACGTTTTCTTACTTACATAAAGACCAATGCCTAGAAGAAAAGGACTTCTTTCAACCTTAACTCTAATCATTGCTTCTCCTTTATCCATTGGGCTAGGTCCTGAATGACCCAAGCCTGATCTATTGATGCGTTGCGACGCTTAACTACAACATAGGAAAGAGGAACTTCCCCAAGACCCCTAGCCTTTGCGTAGTTAAGCGCCTCAACTTGTGCTTCTCTCCAGAACTCAGGCAGGGAAAGGGTCTGCCTATTCTTGAGTTCAAGGATGTAGGTTTCTCCAGATATGATAACAACCATATCCCCTTCATCCTTTGCCCCAGCTTTTGTCAGACGTTCTGCTATGACTCCAACACCGCGTAGCCACTTCATAACATCTGTCTCGAACTGAGAACCTTTACGTCCATTCTTGTTAGCCATAGACACTGCTTTCCGAATTAGCACGGAGGTAGGCCCTACCCTGTGCATCATCATCTCCTATTTGACAAGCACCAAAGTTCACAAACAGCGATGCCCATTGAGAAGCATCTGCAAAGTGTGGACCAAAGCGGTTCTTGACTGATGCAACACGCAAGATACCTTGCGATGGATCATAGCCTAGTGTCAGTATCAACGCTGGTAACTGACTTACCTTGCCGTGAATAGCTCTTCGTGGTGGTGCCATCATAGGAGAACCATACTCTGATTGTTCTGATACGTGATGGAGTACTAAGACGCAAGCCTCTGTCTTACGTGCCATATCGTGCAACTCCATCATAATTGCACGTAGCCCTGCCCACTCATTGTCTGTCTCAGCAGATACATTCATTAGGTTATCTATGATAATCAGCTGAGGTGCCACGCCATACAGTTCAAAGTATGCCTTGATTTCCATCTCAATATCATCAAGAGACGGACTGGAGTCAAAGACCCATTGAATATGTGATGTCTTAGCTAAGTGTTCTGAATAGTAATTGGATCTCTTTTCAATGTTCCGTTCCACATCTAACTGACTGTGGCCCGATAGGTGTGCAGCAGCGCGAATCATTACTGTCGCTGTGTCTGTATCGGCGGAGAAGAACAGCGTTGGCACCTGAGCTTTGATGGCATAGATCAATGCGAACATTGACTTACCAGCGTTAGGTGCTGCAGCTACCATACATACTTGGCCACGACGAAACTTAATAGATTGCTTGACAAGATTGTTCCACACGTCAGGCAGTGGTGTGGCTTTGGTAGTCACTCCACTCCAAGCGCGGGAAAGTTTAAGCACTCTTATCCTCTTCTAATCTAATGTTTCGGGCCTTGCGAATCTTGCGTCGTTCATTCCCTGTCAGCCCACCCCAGATGCCGTGTTGTTCCTTGCGGATACCCCACTCTGCACACTCAGTGATGTGTTGACAGTTACGACAAATTGATTTTGCTGCTGCGATATTGATACGAACTAACTTGCCTTCGTTTTCCTGGTCAGGAAAGAATAGATCGCCACCTACTTGAGCACATAAAGGAACCTCAAACTCGTGCGGTTCCCGCATTTGCTAAGCCCAGATAGTTGAGCACTTATCTGTTGCACCCTTTGGCGCAGCACACATCCAGCCCTTCCAAGGGCCACGAGCAGAAGTACCTGTACGGAAGCTCATCACACCGTGCTTACAGCTTGGTGCTTGACCTTCGACAACAGCAGGTGCAGCAACAGGTGTTGCGTTAAATGCCTGTGCTACTGACTCAGCAGTTGGTGCTGGTGTAGCTGCACGTCCACCGTTTAATTCAGCATCGGTAGTCTTGATAAGAGTTGCAACCATTGCTAGGTCGGTAAGACCTGTCTCTAGATCCTTAACATCAGTTGCGTAAAGATTGATAAGGGTTCCGCTGTTAGTCTTGAAGTTAACTTGGAACTTTGTGTTTTCGTTTGCAGCCATTTACTTTCCTCCAGATTGTTTGATTGTTAACCTTAATTGATCTGCACCCTGCTTAGTTGGAACAAAGCCAAGTTTAGCAAGTACTTCATCTTTGTCTACTGATGTTGGTCCAGCTACCTTGTTCCAACGAACTTGGATACCTGTGTCTGTAACTCCAGCGATTCCTTCGAGAGCTGACTTTAGTGAATCTTTTTCTTTTGTCAACTCTTTGATCTTCTCATCTAATTGTAAGTATTTCATCGCATTGGATGAGGCATCCTTATCTTGGATTAACACCTCTTCACTAGCGATACGTTCTTTTTTTAGACCAACGCATCCTAACTGCCCACTTGCGTCATAGAACTTGCAGTAGAACTTACAGTAGTTTTCCTCACGCTCTGGTTCTGGTGCTTGCGTTGATGCCTTAACACCTTCCAACCAAGCCAATGCTTCTAGTGCCATAGCTTCGTCGTAATCTTCTGTGTGTACTTTGACGTCTCGCTCATCACCATCACGTGCAATGGCAACTAGAGATACACGCTTTACATCGTGACCATTCTTTGATAGTAGATAGCCATAAGTCTGCACCTGCCAACGCTGTTGTGTTGATGGGAAGTATGAAAGGTTCTTTACCTTACTTGTCTTCCAGTCAATCACATCACCTGTCCCTGGTACGAAGCAGTCAACGTGTGCTTTCATCCCATTGTATTCAACTTCTGTTTCAATGAGTACGTCTTTGTTATCTGCCAGTGCTTCTTCGATAGCTGCGTGGATAGCAGTTCCCATAATCGCAGCAAGTTTCATCTCGTTGTCATTAGTCTCTGGTTGATCGTTAAGTCGGTACCACACCTTACGGCGACAGCCACCTAACTCTGATGGTCCAATCTGCACCTGAGTAGAACGTGAACGCTTCGCATCACCTGCACGTAGTGCAGTGAGCAGTAGTTCCTTTGGGTCAGTTACTGTCATTAGAATTCTCTTTCGCATAAGGAGGCCATTCCTTTTTACATCTAGGACAATTCCATACTGGAACGTTGACCTCATACCACATACTAGATCCAATACGGCAGTCTTTACACCACCAGTGCGCTCTAGGAAATTGCTTTATTACCTCATCTTTGGGATGTCCAAGTATCAACATTGCGTAAAACATTCCGTTACATACGCCCTTGTAAAACTCATCATCGTTTGCAAGTTCTAAGTATTGTTCACGTTTTTCTTCTACTTCTTTTGCAAGTTTTTGACGTACATCTGCTTCAATCCTTTTTGCCTTAAGATCACCCCAAGTTTGTTGCTCTCTCATTACTTCTAGTCTACCCCACATCCAACCCATTCTATGAAAGTGTTGTGCAGCGTACTCATCTGTCATTTGCATTAGAACTCAAACCCCACATACCAGAACCCAAATTGTAAATCAATAACGTGTCTGTTTATGTTAAGCCCAATACCAAATCCATATATCCAACCATAACTAAAATACTTATTGGTTATCCCAATTCTTTTTGTTGTCATAGCTCCCCCTAGAACCGTTCCTGTACTACCAACTGTAAAGGCTTGTTTGTATTAGAGTCAAGGACCGACGCTATCTCAACAGCTTTACGGGCGTGTCTCTTGGCGTAGGCTAAGTCCACATTAGGTTTGATAGCTGAATACAGGTAGCCAAGAGCAAGCTGACCCCCACTACCAATGCCATACGTTCCGTGATTTGCTTGGAAAAAAGAGAGATCACAAGCAATGCGAAAGATATTGCCGTTAAAAGCAATGAGATAATCGAAGCCACCATCTTTGTCCACCTTGTTGTAGTCGTAGTTATTATCTGTAAATGCTTGGTTGATACTTGGGATAATCTTACGTCCCATAAATTGGGCTGGATCTTCACCTCGATAGGCAGGTGGCTTCCAGTTATAGGCAAGGATATCTCCTGGTCGTGTGTCACCTGCTATCCCAATGAGATACTTCCCCACCTCAATAATCTTTGGCGTGGATGTAGCTAAGGTGATGAGGTTATCTTCGGTGATCTGACTATCAGCTACTAGAACAGCGTAGTCAATTCCTTCTACTCCAACGATTGTGGTCATTGGGCAATGCTATACCTAACGGCGTGTCGTCGCGTGAGCGACACCTATGCTGGCTACCATATGAGCCGTGAGGCGAATTACTGTAATAGGGAGCGAAGCTCCTAGCCGTCCGTCTGTGTGGTTCCGTCTACTCACCCTGCCTAGACTCTGGTCTAAACATACCCTTCCTGAGCCCTTTGGAGCCGATCTGCGGGGTTTAGGACCTATCCACGTGTGTCCGTGTGGGTCGCAGGTCTTCAATGTTATGTGTTCCTTTGAGAATAACGAGCTGGTCTGGTGGTTCCTGGATGGTACCTGTGTTAATTGCGGGAACCTAGTGACCGTCCCTTGTCCTGCTGACGCTGACTAATTTTGGGCATAAAAAAAGAAGCCCACCCCTTTCGGGGTGAGCCTCTTCGCCTCGCAGTTACTTACTTGGCCTTGCGACCAAATTCTGTAGCCTTTGGATCTAGCGCCTTTAGCACTGGACCTGCAATAGCAGCTAAACCTGCTGATGCTAAAGCCTTTGGATCTGTTACGCCTGCAAGGTACAAAGCGATTATTGATGCAATTCCAGCACGTAGGTACGTAGCTGCCACTGCCTTTAACTTGTTCTTATCCATTGTTACTCCTTTGGACTTGTTGGTTCTTTCTTCTTTGGTAAAGGCTTAACTGCTGCCTTAACCTTTCCGACAGCCTTTGGCTTACCCATCCAAGGGAACCAAGGGGAAGTGTCGTCTCCACATCCTTCTTTGATTGAGATGTGAAGATGCTTGTTGTGCTTATTGGAACCTGTGTATTCACGGTCCCCTTCTGCTGCACGATCTGCTGACCAGATCTTGCCTTGGAAAATAAGATACTTAACACGCTTGTCTGCTTTTAGTTCTTGAAAAATAAAGTGGCAATCAATGCCACCCAACTTATCGTGGGTTAGATCAACACCATATCCAGTATTGTGATCTGAATTAGGATTCTGATGGATGTGTGCTGCTGATGGCAGCAGTCCATCCGATGCCTTCTTGCGGGAAGGACATAGCGCCGTGGCTTGTCGAAGGACAGCAATAGCGGCAGGCGTGGCTTTCTTTGCAACAGGTTTCATCGTTGGTCATCTCTTTCCCTCTTGAATAAATAATTGATACAGAACTTCTACTTTATGTTCCAACCGAGTAACTGAATCCTTTAGGCTTGAGCCAGAGTTTGGCTTAAGTTCATTGAGGTAATGCTTTACTAGCCAGCGCACTGCTGTGGCAAAGCCACCTACGATTGTCATTACCGATACTGCAATAGCAGCGTAGTCTTGTGCCTGCATTAGACCGTCCTAATGGTTGAGTAGGTTTCAAGTATTTCTAAAGCCCACTTGACTTTATCTTCTACTCGTTGCCCGTATGGTTGACTGGTTGACCAGAGTTCAAGGTTCTCAATTCGATTGTCTGCCCGATCTCCGTTTTTATGATGTACTGATTCGTGCGATAGTAATGGTCTACCTATGTGTTCTTCCATTACTTCTCTGTGTACCTTTATTAACTTATTATTTTTCTTGTAAACCATATAGCCGTTGCTGTCTGGCCTAGGTTCATACGCTGGCTCTAATGATTTTTCTATTTGTAAATCACCAGTAAGTCTTAATCTCTGTAAATGTCCAGTGCAGTAACCAAGACCCTTATGTGGTTTACCACATAATTCAATAGAGCAAGTCCTGCCTCTAGGCTGATATCCTCGCGCTCCCATCAGACGGTTCTTATCGTGACCAAGAGCGTTCCACCGTATCCGCTGAAGCGCTTATCTGAAGGGGTAGCATTTCTGAAGTCAAGCTCTTCGATAAGTCCGATGTAGGACTCACCAGTTCTAAAGTCTTCAACACGAATGGTGTCACCTACGTTTTCAATAGACTCAAGTTGTGACATACGCTGGTAGGCAGAACCTTCATAGCCAACCTCAACGCCGAAGTGATCTGATTCGTGGTCAAAGCAAGACAATGGATACTGGATTAGTCGCTGACGTGGGATAGCAGGTAGCGCCTTAATCTGGTATCCAGTAAACAGTGGACCCTTAGTAACATCAGTATCTGAACGAGTCAGTGTGAACTGGAAGCCTAAGTATTCCTGTGATGCTTGAGGATAGTTAATGTTAATCTCTGGCACTAGCGACTCTTGTGCAAAGGTTCCGATACGATAGAAGTTATCTGCATAGTCAACAGAGTCAATCAGTAGCCCACCATTGGTGGTATCAATGCGAGCCTGCATCAACTTGTAGATCTTAAGTTCTAGTGTGTTGTATCGGACGTAGCCTGTACGCAAGAATCCTTCTTCTAATAATGTTGATGCTGATTCAATGTAGATAACACCGTCTGAACCATTACCAGCATTGCAGTAAGCAAGGCGGTTGGTGTCACCCAGGAAAGCACAGGTTGTTGTGTAGTGACCTAACGTATCTGCTGGGTTGTACAAGTCATAGGCATAAGGGAACTGTAAGTTACCTAATGG